ACCGCCGAAGAAGATCGCCGCTTGGAAGCGGCGAAGGTATTATTAAAATGAAAAATCTTTTACCCCATCAGATCGAGGACGCGCAGTTTCTGGCTGCGCGCCGCTTTGCCGGGAACTTTTCAGGGATGGGCAGCGGTAAGACGCTGTCCGCTCTTGAGGCTTTTCGTTTGGTTCGCGAGCTGGTCACCGATCAAGTCATTATAGTAGGGCCGCCGATCTCGCTGAGAATGTGGCAGGCAGAGTTCGAGGCGTTCTTCTTAGGCGACACCGCGCAGCTTGTGAAGACCGGCAAGACTAAAATTGACGGCGCAGCCACAGCTCTAATTATGTCGTATGAAATTGCTACCAAGCGCGCAGCAGAGCTGTCGCAGCTCAAGGCCCGCGCCCTGATACTCGACGAGGCGCACGCTTGCAAGTCGGTGAAGGCCAAGCGCACAAAAGCGCTCCTCGGCAGCGGCGGCCTTGCGGGCAGCGTCGGGCACACATGGTGCCTGACCGGCACACCTATCACACGCTGGAATGATGATCTTTATCCGTTCCTGTGCCGTGCAAGTGCCGCCGGTATGAAAGAGCGCTGTGGTGGCAGCAGCGTAGATCGTTTTAATCTGCGATACACTGTCGTCCAGTCGCGCCAATTTCCCGGCGCTCGCTACCCCACTAAGATGACGGTCGGATCGCGCAACACTGACGAATTAAAGCGCTGGGTGTTTGGCGACAACCTCGCCGTCCGCCGCGAGCTGGCCGACGTCTGGGCTGCCATGCCGCCGCTGACGACGAACCGCCTGCAAATTGGCCTCGACATGGACGACGAGCTGCGCGAAATTTTTGCGGGGTTCAAAACTATGCAGCAGATAGAGCAGGCCGTCGCCAGCAACGACGAGCACATCGCCACTGCCCGCCGCAAGATTGGTGAAGGCAAAGTCGGTTCCGCCGCCGCTGAGATACGCGACCGCATCGAGATCGGACAAGGGCCGGTATTGGTTGGAGCATGGCACCGCTCTGTAATCGATGGACTTGCCGACGAGCTGTCGGATCTGGAGGTCGGCGTCCTCGATGGCCGCACTTCCGAGAAGCAAAAAATATTTTTGCAGGATGCATTCAACGACAAAAAACTGGACGTCCTGATCGGCCAGATTGCAGCCATGGGCGTTAGCCTTAACCTGCAACACGGCGGCAACCGTATCATCGTCGTCGAGGAGGACTGGTCCCCATCAGTGATGGACCAATTTTATGCTCGCCTGCACAGGATCGGTCAGACTGAGCACGTGCACATCGACATTCTTGACAGCGACGACAAACTATCACAGGCGGTGCGCCGCATCAGCAACACAAAGCGCGGCGCGCACGCCGTAGCTATGGGGGACAAACGATGAAAAAGAAGGGCCAGACCAGCGTGGATCTTGTTGATTTTTACCTCGGCATCACGGGGCTAAGTGATCGAGCTTGTGCAATCTATGAAGACCACGACGAGGACGATATTTTGTTAATGCTGCACGATTTGAGCGAGGCTATGGACGACCTTGTCGACTATCACATTAGCCGCTGGGGAACGCGGGAGGATCTCGAAGACCGGGATGTTACGTTCCAGTGAGTAAGGTTGTAGTCGTGATCGCCTTTACCGTAATGATCTGCCTATCGCTGTGGATGCTCGACCGCAAACTCGGCCTTGCATCCATAGACTATCAAGAGTGCGGCGGGCAATATTGCGAATTGCTTGACCGCCCATCCAACACAGCGTATAAGAGATGACGAAGGAGACCAACATGAAAAATCTGATTATGCAGGGGCGCTCGGCCATCGAGGCTCGCCACGATTGGGGCTTTGACCGCACTGAGTTTCTGAACAGCTCGGAGGCAGGCGACTGTATCCGCAAGATTTGGTACGGAAAGCATACGCCGGAGGCAGCAGAAGAACAGGATTGGGGGTTCGCACGTCGCGGCTCGCACGGTGAGAGCTACGTCACGGACAGCCTAGCGGCTAACAACAGCGTCGCGCTCGACATGATTGGCGACAATCAGCTTAGCCTGCAGGACAAGAAGCGCCGCCTATCAGCGACGCCGGATGGCGTCATTAAGATTGACGACGGCGACTGGGAGGGTCTCGAGATCAAGACGATTGACCCCCGCACCAATCTGCGGAACCTGCCAAAGGTTAACCACCTAATTCAATTTAAGATTGCGATGGCTCTTGTTAATCAGGAGACCGACTACACGGTGACGCAGGGTCGCCTCCTCTACATGGACGCTTCGAACTTCAACGCCATCCAAGAATTTAAGATCGAGGTCGATAACGGGATACTCGACAGCTACGCGAAGAAGGCGAAGCGCGTATTCACCGCGCCGTCAGCAGACGGTTTAGATCGCGAAGGCAAGCGCGACGGCGGTTGTAAATTCTGTTCGTTCACGGAGGTCTGCGGGGTAAGCGGCGTTTCCGCACCGCGCAAGCGGGTAAGTGGTGGCGCTTCAGGCAGTGCCGTCCGCTACGTCGCGATCAAGGATCAGATGGACACGTTGAAGGCGGAGCAGGATAACTTGAAAGAGGATTTAAAGGGCGAGCTTGCCCTGCGTGGCACAGATAAACTAATTGCCGGTGACATCGAGGTATCGATCTCGCAGGCCAAGGGACGCGCCAGTCTTAATCGTAAGGCTGTCGCTGCAGCGGGGATAGATTTATCCCCATTTGAAACGGTAGGCGCTTCTTCCGAGCGCCTCACTGTCCAGCGAATTGCTGGGGTAAAAAATGTGAAAGGTAAAATGTAATGACTAACGATTTAATGGCTTTTGTATCTGGCAACGAGCTGCCGGTCCTGTCCGACGACGCGCTTGCCGATGCTATCGAGCAGGCGCAACAGACGACAGGGGAGGGCAACCGCGACACGACGTTCACTCAGTACCTGTCGTTTTCGGGAAAGACTGGGCTCTACGCGCTCGGCAAGGACCGCGACGACATTGACCCGGAGGCTCTTTTTTTAGTTGAGCCGATGACGTTTACAGACGGCTGGATCTGCTGGAAATCTAGCAAGCCTGTCGACCGGGTTGAGTGGAACTACCTCGACCAAGGCCGCGCCGTAGGTGAAGGCGAGTTGCCGGATCACGGTCCGTACAATGCGGCGATGGGGGAGGGCTGGTCCAGCTTGCTCGGTTTGGGTTGCGTCTCTTTGGACAAGGAGATGACGCAGATCAAATTTAGCTCGAACTCGATCAGCGCAAAGAACTCGATCAGTGATCTGCATAATGAGATTAAGGATCGAGCACGTCGTGGCGAGGCACAGATACCTGTGATCCACTTCGACAAGCAACAGTTTGAGGCTCAAGGCGCTAAGAACTGGAAGCCAAAATTTGTTGTCGAGGCTTGGGTAACGCGAGAAAGCGCTGGGGCTTACGCCAGCGGAGGGTTAACGCTTGATGATTTAGTCTCCGGCGTGACTGTTAAAAAAGTCGCGAAGAAATAGTGAAAGGCCCCCAGAGTTAACAGCTCTGGGGGACTCACCAATGTTTACAAACGCATACTTAAATTTAGAGGTGCGAGAGTTAGAGCGGTACTTTGTCGACGCAGTACGCCGCGCCGGCGGGGCGCTGCCAGCATACGAGGGAGACGAGGGCGCAGCCCCGCGCAGTCGCCCCCAGAACATGCCAATTCGCCATCATCCCCGCTGCCCGCCACAATACTCAAAGCGCCCCTTTACTAGATCCGTATTAGAATAGGTATTGAATATGCATTTGATCACTACACAGGCCGCGCTCGCCGAGTACCTCGCTCTCGTTAACGACGGGATGTGCGCGCTCGACTTTGAGACGACGTCGCTGCGACCGGCAGACGGAAAGGTGAGGCTTGTCTCTTTGTACAACGGACAGCATGGCGCGCTGGTAGACTTCGATCCTATCCCCGGCGGCTTCCGAGCTTGCGCCTCGATGTTCGAGCAGGGCGAGTGGATTGTATTTAACGCCGGGTTTGAGCTGCGCTGGTTTATCGCCGCCGGATCGCCCGAAGTTGCCTGCCGCGACGTCGGTTATTTGCGGCGCGCTATTATGGGCGGCGGGCAGTATGCTCTGAAGCAGCTTATTGCGTGGGATCTCGGTCGCGAGATGGATAAGACCGAGCAGGCAAGCAACTGGGCCGACCCAGATCTCACTGACAGCCAGCTCGAGTACGCATACAACGACGCGCTCGAGACGTGGGATCTATTCCAGCACTGGTACGACCGAGCTGATCAGGACCACCTGAAGGCTTGGCAGATGCTCGACGACATGGTGCCGCCTGTGATCGAGATGGAGGAGGCAGGGATGCTGCTCGATACCCACAGGCACGACCGGCTGATTGGTGAGTGGACGCGCATCCAGCACAAGAAGGTTGCAGAAATTTCCGAGACAGTTGGCTCTGACGACGTCGCTAACATCCGCAGCGACGCGCAGTGGTCAGATTACTTTAGTCGGATATTGCCAGACCACGTCGTTGGGAGCTGGCCGCGCACTGAAAAGACTGGCCAGCTATCGATGACAGGGGAAGTGCTACGCAGCGTTGCCGCACAGTTTGAAGTGGAGCACCCCGGCAACCCACTGACGTCTCTCCTCGACGCTCTGGCGGCGTATAAGAAGGTCTCAAAATACATTTCCTCCTTCGGCGACAGTCTGTTACAAAAGGCATACGCTTCTCCCGATCAGCGCGTTCGCGCAAGGTACAACATTGCAGCAGCGAAGACCTGCAGGTTCTCTTGCAGCAGTCCAAATTTACAGCAAGTGCCGCGTGACAACGAGCTCCTCGGAGAGGCGACCAGCGTGCGCTCATCTTTCATTGCAGCCGAAGGCTGTCGTCTTGTCAGCTTCGACTATTCCGGTATCGAGCTGCGTGTGCTGGCCTTGCTGGCGGAGGACGACCAGCTCCTAGAAGATATGGTGGAGGGCGACGTCCACGCCGAGGTCGCCGCTGTCATAGCCGGTCACTCTATTGATAAGTCTACGCCGGAGGGTAAGAAGGCCCGCACCGCAGCAAAGGGTGTGTCATTTGGCATTATCTATGGAAGCGGCGCATCCGGCCTTGCCGTCAACATGCGAACGACCGTCGAGAAGGCTGAGGAGTACATCGCGTTTTGGGCTGACCGCTACAGCAATGCGTTTGATTACCGCAATAAGATGATGGATGAGGCCAGCCGCACGCGATACATCCGCTGCGTAGATGGTGGCACGATCTACATGGGCAAGAAACCGGACCTGCCGAAGTGCGCGAACTACCCGGTGCAACGGGCGGCGTTGTCGGTCATGGCGCGTGCTTTGATACGCCACAAGAATACGCTGGATCACACACGATCTTGTGGTCAGCAGACACACACAAAAATGATCTCGACGATCCACGACGCGATCATCGATGAGACACTACTGGCTGACGCCGGTAGCTGCCTGTCCTTAATGGAGCGGGACATGACGGAAGCCTACCTCGACATTTTCCCAGCAGCCCCAACAGAGCGGCTTGTCGAAGGTGGTGTAGGCACAAGCTGGGCTAACTTAGAATGAGGAGTCATTATGTTTAACCGAACCATCAACCTCGAGCGGCGCGTTGCCGTTTTGGAAAAGAACATCACCGCCTTAAAAAAGAGCGTCGCCGTCTTAAAAAAGAGCGCTGCAAAGACGCGGTCTGCAACGCCACTCACCCCTGCCGGTTGGCGTGGCACTCGGCGCACAAAGAACAATACTTTTTTTATTAAGCGCGGGCATTACGAAGTCTACGACATTGCCAAAATGCAAGATGCAATCAACTTATCTACAGAAGAAATTATGTCAGCGCGCTGGTCGCACGGCAGTGTGGAAAGCTCAGTTAAAGGCGCGCTATTGCGGAGCGGGCTGGGACGAGGCGGGTCTATGTCATCAAGTGAATGGAGCAAAAAATGAGCACGCAGTTAGGTTTTGATTTTTACGAAGATTGTGCCGACATCAGGTCAACAGTTCTGCAGACGGCGAAGGAGTATGTGACCAAGGACAGACCCGCCGAGTATGGAGATGTGGAAGAAAATTTTAGGACTATCGCAGATTATTGGTCCACGCATCTTGCCGTCGATGTGACCTCGATAGATGTCAGTATAATGATGACGCTGTTGAAAATTGCACGGCTCAAAAGTAACTCCCAAAACATTGATAGTTGGGTTGACGGCTGCGGGTATCTCGCTCTCGGTGCAGAACTATCGGACGAAGTATCGTGAGCAGAACCCAAGCCGAGAGGCAGAAAAATTACGAGCAGAAATTGCGAAATGATGGATATCGCCGTCTGCAAATATGGGTGCGGAAAGAGGACGCCGACAAAGTTAAAGAGTTTGCCGCGTCTCTTAGAAAGGAGTAGGCTTGCAGCTCTCTCTTACTAAAAAACTGACCTCCTTTTTTTGGGGGTCTTTTTTTATGCCAAACTTTCTAGCCGCTGAGCGTGACGCTCTGTGCGTTCCGGCGTCTGTCGGTACAGCTTACTGTCTCTCAGCTCCTCCGCTGCCGTCATCCACATAGGCGGCTCTTGCTCCAGCGCTTCGTGGTGCTTGACGAAACGAGAGTATCGAGGGGCACCAAGCTGAAACGCAAGAGAGATCACTGTGATCTGCGCGGGGACGGGCCAACTCTCCAACTCTGGCTGTAACCGGAGCGCGTCACTTTTTGCGGTAGCCACATCCTGCGTGAATAGTTGGCTGACGCGGGCCTCGCTTACTTCAGTGCCGACCGGCCAGCTAAATTCAGGATCGCTTTCTACAAGCAAATGTCCAATGCCCATTGTAGCTTTTTGGAGGTGGTCTAAATAAATTCGGTAGTCTCCGTTGCCCTCATCTTGTTCGAGTAGTTCGCGCAATTCATCCATCATTTTTTCTTCTCCATTGGGGCAACAGCCTTCTCATAATAGATAATGATCTGCTGCTGCTGTTCAATGTATTTTTTTAGAGCTGCCATATTTAACGCTAGGGTCTCGTATCCTCTAACCGAAATTGCGTAGAATAATAGATCGCCATTCTCTTTTTTAAAGCGAGCCTTGAACGCCTCGTAGGTGTCAGGGGTTACCACATAGAAATGCATATCCGACAGCTTGACAGGCTGCGGTCGGTTGGGCGTCGGTATCTTGCGCTCGACCTCGACCGTCTTGATCTCAACTGGCAGTACGTCTTTGAAGGTGCTGCAACCGCTACTTAGCAGCAGGAGCGGCACCAGACAAAACCTCAAGAGACCTGAATAACTTGGCCGTCCCAGCATTAATTTTTCTTTCAACGAGCCTCGGTTTTTTGAGGCTTAATTTCGTCAGGTCGTGCTTGCGTAATTTATTGATCAGCACGTCGCGATATTTATTAGCTGCCGCCATATTTGATTGCAGCTCTTTGTTCAGCTCCGCAAACTTCTCCCGATCCTCAATCATCGTGTTGATCGTGATATCCTGCAGCTTTTTGGCTGTCTCTAACTTAGCCGTGTTCTCGGTCAGGATCTGGATACGTTGTTGGGTATCTTTGTAGTAGTAGAAAGCCCCGTAAACTGAACCGCCTACAAGACCCACCACTACAACAAGGACATAGATTTTTAGCATCAAAGGATGCCCTTCTCCCTTAGAACAAACGCAACTGCGGCAGCGCCAACCGAAGCCATAATCACAACGGGTTGGGCAATCAAGACGCCAATACCTACGCCGCCAACGGCACATGCCGCATACGAGGACGGTTCTTTCATACGATCTTTAATCCAGTCTACCATTTTTATTCTCCTATTTTTTACCTTGTGCAAAACTAGTAGCACCAAAATATACAGCAACTAAGCCGGATAACCCATAAAAAATAGGGCCAATCGGCGCAGTCGTATAGGCGGCGGGGTTTACCAGAACAAACCCAACCGTCATTGCCATCAGTGCAAGTGCCGCCCAGCACATCAAACGGCGGTTAATTTGGTAGGCGCTCTTGTCTGGAATGTTATCTACTTTTTCATCAGTCATTTTATTTTCCTTTTAACAGAGGGTTATCGAGGGCGCGTTGAAGACGCTTGTTTAAAATTACTTCAAGGGCTGTGAGCTTCTCGTCTACTGAATTTATTTTTAAATCAAACCGCTCGCTAGCACTCGAAGTGATGGAGCGCAGGGTTCTTTCAGCTTGCCGCATTGCAGCGCGAGTATCGGAGTCTGCTTGGCGGGACCGGCGGTCCACAGCCCCGACGCTTTTGTATAGTTTTGCAGCATCGCTGCGTTGGTCATCCCGGAGATCGCGAGCAAGTTGTTGTATCTCACCGACGCGCAAACGCACAGACGACATCTCTTTTCGGACAGCATCAACAGTTTCGTTTTGGACTGCTAATTCTTGCCGTATGCCTGAGAGGTCAGGGGCAGAGTAGCTGGAAATCTTTTTCTCCATTGCGACCCAGCGCGCGTACACTTCGGCCCCCGCAAAAATCGAGCCGCCCGCTGTCGACAAAGCCATGACGACGGCAATCATCTTGCCGCCTTTAAACTTAACACCCGCAAATTCAACTTCAGCCATCAGCGTTTCCAGTCGAGTTGAACGAGGGCTTCGTGCGCCCCGTTGCTGCTGCCAAACAATGTATAGTTTTGCATTGGGTTAGCCAGACTGCGGTCATCTCGCATTGATGTAGTCGGCATGGTCACCACATCCACCAGCGCATTAGTCGTTTTAATTCTTGGCGCGATCATCCCCATCGCTACAAGCATCGTTGTCTGCGCCGCTGCTGAATATCTTTGCGACGGTGCGATCTTCGCCACTACTTTCTGCGCTGCCGCCTTTATTTTCTGCTGCCGTGTTGGTGCAACTGCTGCTGGCGCGGCTTCGGGCGCGGCTTCTGGCGCTGCCTCTGTTGTTTCTTCTGGTGATGATGGTGCCTCCGGTTCAGCCGCTGGTTCCGGCGTTGGTTCTATTTGTGCCTCGATGGTTGCCTCGGCTTGAGCTTCCTGTTGTTGCTGTTCCGCCGGGGGCGGTGGAAGGTCGATTTGGATTGGAGCAATTTCAGGAGGGGCAGGCGGAGCTTCTGGGGCAGCGGCAACAACGATAGGGGCCGGTGCTGCCGGTGGGGGAGGCAGGGC